ATTCATAAATGAACTCCATAAAAAGATGACTGTAGCAGCATTCTCACCTAACAAAATCGGCAAAACAATTTCACTTTTATGCATAGCAATCTCATGGATGCTCGGATACGAACCTTGGAATCAGGTAGATAAGTCAGTAGAAGGTGCTGTGAAGGTTGGCAAGCGGTATTTTAACAAGTCTTCGTTAGGTATTAAACCACCTGTAGATATCGTTGTATGCGGTGAGGATTGGAAAGAACATATAGGTAAGACCTTAGTGCCAGAGTTCAAGAATTGGGCTTCTCAGAGCGAATTTAAAGCTCCTAGAAAGAACGAACAGGGTATAGAGAACTTTTGGGTGCATAAGAACAAATCTACACTGACGTTCATGTGTTACACGCAGGATTCTAAGGTTTTTGAGAGTTCTAAGATTCAAGGGGCTTTACTGGATGAACCACCTCCACAAGATAAGTTTGAAGCCTTAAAGCGTGGACTATATTATGATAGAGGAAAGTTGGTTATCACAGCTACACCTCTTTCAGAAGCTTGGTTGTTAGATGAGTTAGTCTTGAAAATAGACCCTGAAGTTGGAGTTATGAAAGGTCTTACAATATTAGATAATCCTGATAAGTATAAGAACGAGAAAGACGCTCTTGAGAAGATGAATATGTCAGAAGCTCAGATGATTCGTTATTTTGACCTTCTTATATATGACAAAGTAGAGAAGAAAACTTGCGTTAAAGACCGTGGTGCTAAAGCTGAGAAATACATCAGAGAAATAGTTGAATATGAATTGCAACACTTCATAAAGGAATTGGATATTCTTAGATTCGTCAAGGGTACTCATCCTGATAAAGCACCTGCTCGTTTTCATGGAACTTTTAGAGCTTTGATAGGGAAGGTAATTAAGAACTTTGACCCTGATAAGCACATCATGGACGCTGTACCTGTTATGTCTAACTGGATGATAGTACCGTTCATAGATTGGCATCCCGGCACTGAGATTGCGATAAGTTTCTACGCCATTACAGAACATGACATGACTTTTGTTATAGACGAAGTATGGTTATAGACCCACTGGCAAAAGGTGATGTAGGATATGTCAAGAATCGCATGGGTAAAGAGGTTAAGGATTCATTTACTATTATAGAGAAACAAATCAGACCTCATGTAAATATCGAGTCTATGTTGGATGGGCCCAATGGAATACCGTTGTTATATTTCTTTGATTCATTACAAAGCAATAATGGAGGATACGGGCATCTATTTGAGGTAGAACGCTGGACAAGGGATGAGCATGGTAAACCTAAAGGAGAATATGGTCATTTTATGGAGAATCTTTATCGTAAGACGTTAGACGGTCTGAAATATAAACCACCAGTGTTACCGGGAACTGGATATAGTTCAACAGGAGGTCGTTCAGATGGGCCATGGTAGATGAACTTAGAATGTATATAGCAGAAGTATTATTGGGTTTCGCACTGAATATTGTACCTGATAATAAAGATGATGAGTAAATTCTTAGATGAGTTAGAGAAAGCTACAGTTGAAAGAATTGGAAGTGGAGAACCACTAGATAAGCAGTTTTGGTATATATTTTCATATTGCAAGGGACTCGAATATGCACTTGAGAATCATGGCAAATTAAATAAAACTATGATAAAAGAAATAATAAAGGAGGCAAATGAGCGTATATAGTGATTTAGTAGAGAAGAATTGGGCTTCAGTATTTATTGATGATATAAAGGCCGGAAGTTGCCAACCACAGGCAGATGGAACGTATAAGACTAAGAAAGTAACAGTGGTAGAGTCTGCATGGGCTTTTACTAATATGCCAGAGTCAAAGACAGCAGGGGAAGTATGCCACAGAATACATCAGTACATGTTTCCTAAACTTGGTATCATTCCTATCCTATGTCACAACTGTTATAAAGTTGTAGTAAAACCAAAGACAGTTACTCAGCTATTTGAGTTACACAAACTTCAAAAGAAGCTTAACCTTCCCTCTAAGTGCGGTATAGAACTTAGAAACTACGTCCCTAACCTATATGGAGGATACTTTTATAATAAAGGTATAGAAGAAGGTCGTAAGTGCTATGAATTGGTCAGGAAGCGTGTGTCAGAGCGTATTTCACCAGACATAGAGGTTCTTCTTAAAAGGGGCTGTACTGAGTTTGAGATGAAATTCGGCCCTTCTGATAAATGGAGTATAGGAATAGACCAAAAGAAACTTGAAGATGAGTTTAATAAACGCTATACTGAAGAAAATGATACTACTCAGATTCAGACAGATGATGCTATTAACAATATCAAACTATCATGGATAATTCACGCTGCAAACAAACATGACAAAACGTATAAAGAACTTACAGGTGGTGAATTGTTAGTGCCTGAATGTGAGTATGTGACATATCATGATGATAACAAGAAAGTTGCAGAATCAATAATTCAAACAAATGAGTCAATTAAGACTATTGAGGAATTAAATGAAATTCATAGAGATTCAGGAAGTTAGAGACAGATTTACTGGTTCATTGTTTAGTTATGAAGACCATTATTCGATAGAAAAAGAAGAAGATTTAAAAGAGTTTCCCGAAAATAGAATAGGGGATAGAGTAATAAAACGTAGAGTTCCTGATTTTGAGGTAAGGAGGTTAAAGTGATTGTGGAACGTCCCGGCGAACCAAACGATAGACAACTCTACATAGGTAATTTAGACCAAGAAGTAGACTTTAAGAAATATCGTGATAATTACGATAAGATAGATTGGAATAAAGACAAAAAGGATATTGAAAAAGGGGTGGTTTATGAGTGAAAGGTTTTCATTATTATTAGGTGTTAGTTTATTGGTATGGTTCATAGGTTGTTGGTTAATAAGAATTGTACCTAAAGTAATGTGGATTAATTAATTTGACTTTTATGGAAAAATCTGAAACAATTAAAGATAGAAAGCGTAAAATAATTGAATTTTTATGGAAATTTGCTAAAGAGGAACATATAGTTGCTATAGAAAAGATACTAAATATCAAATAAGGCAACGAAACGCATAAGCAACTCAAGGCCACACTTCTTAACGGGAGTCGTGGCCTTTTTTATTGTTATGGCAAAAGACAACAACAAAAGAGAAGAAGAATTAATAGCTTTAGCAAAGAAAAGACTTCATTCACTTCATACTAATGAGTCTGAGATGAGAGAGGCTTCTCTTGAAGATATACGCTTTACTTATAATGTAGATGATGGTCAATGGCCTGCTGAGATTCGTGCAGAACGTGAAAAAGATGGTAGACCTGCCTTAGTATCAAATAAACTCCGTAAATTCGTAGCACAAACAGCAAATAGGGAAAGAACGCAGAGAATGGCTATGAAAGTCATCCCTGTAGATGATGTAGCTGATTCTGCAACAGCAGAAGTCATAGGTGGGCTTATACGTCACATAGAACATCAAAGTGATGCTGATGAGGTCTATACAAGGGCAGGGGAACAAGCTATATCGGGTGGATTTGGATATTTCAGGCTTGTAACTAAACATGCAGATGATACTACCTTTGACCAAGACATAGTAATAGAGGCTATAGATAACCAATTCACTACTTATCTTCATCCTAAAGGTGATTACGGGTTTATCCGTGAAGGGATGCTTAAGGAAGACTTTGAAGCTGAATGGCCTGACCATATTCCTTCAAGTTGGGAATCAGCAACTAATGGAGAGAGTTTTGAATTATGGTATGAAGATGATGTAGTTTTTGTAGCTGAATACTTCTATAAAGTTCCTACAACTAAGGAATTAGCACAAGTTATAAATCCAGAAGTTCCAGACCAACCACAGACTATTGATATGTCGGAAGTAGACTTTACAGTTGCCGATTTAGAAGCAGAAGGTTTTCAAGTATTAAAAACTCGTACAGTTGATACATTTAAGGTTAAATGGGCGAAACTTTCAGGTCATGCAGTATTAGAAGAAGGCGATTGGGTAGGTCGTAATGTTCCGATTTACGAGGTAGTAGGTGATAGGATCAACTATCAGGGTAAGATTATCAAGCGTAGTCTAATCCGTGACGGTAAAGACCCTCAGAGGATGTATAACTATTGGTTAACTGCTATGACTGAAACAGTAGCATTAGCCCCTAAAGTACCGTATCTTATGACTCCTGATATGGTTGAAGGTCATGAGGATATGTGGAAAGACTCTTCGACCAAGAACCTTCCTTATCTATTATATAACGTAGATGCCACAGGCGCACCAAAAAAAGAACAGCAAGTACAAGTACCAACTGGTTCAATGGCTATGTTGTCATTAGCAGACAACGATATACCGGATTCAATAGGTATGCCAGAAGCAACTTTGGGTGAGCCAAGTAATGAACGCTCTGGAAAGGCTATTAGACAACGTGCAGTTAGGGGAGAGCAGGCAGTATTTCATTTCCCTGATAATCTCAGACGCACTTTAATGCACCTGACAAGAGATTTAATAGACATCGTTCCTAAGATATACGACACAGAGAGAATAGTAAGAATCCGTGAATATGATGGCAAGGAAATGCCTATAAGGATTAATCATTCAAGAATGAATCCTCAAAATGGTGAGAAGGAAATACTCAACGATATATCAGTTGGAAAGTATGACGTAGAGGCCAACATAGGTCTTTATTCAACTCGTAGGCAGGAAGCACAGGAGTTCATGGAAAGGACGTTACAGTTCGTACCATCAATGGCTCCATTTATATTAGACCTTGTATTTAAGTATAACGATTTACCGGGGTCAAGAGAAATGGAAGACCGTATAAAAGAAATAATGCCCATGTTGCTACAACAGCAAACAGGGCAAAAAACAGGATAGGAGATTAAATGTCAGAAGAAAATATCGAAGAAGTAAAAGAGGAAGCGATACCCTCAGCAGTAGACGGTGGTGAAACATCGGCAGTGATACCGGATGAGGTAAAGCCTCCAGAACCGGGAAGTATCGAATACACTAAAGCAGTAGAAGACCGTATTGGCAAGGTAACAAAAAAGGCTTATCAGGCAGAAGCTAGGGCAGAGTTGTTTGAGAAAAGAGTGCAAGAGTTAGAATCACAGACTGCAAAGCCTGTTGAAACTCCACAAGCACCTTCTTTTAGCGAACCTGAACCACAAGAAGCAAGTTATGAAGAAAACTCTCAGTATGTTAAAGATTTAGCTTCATGGCAATTCAGGAAAGAACAGACAGCTTTTACAGCCAATATGACGCAACAGGATTCACTTAACAAAAGAAATCAGATGGAGTCAGAATTTAAGACCAGAGTAAGTGAGTCTAAAATTATTGATGACCATCCTGATTTCTACGATAAGATGAGGTTCGTTAATCTTTCACCTAGTATTCACGAAATAGTTTTAACAAGTGATAAGGGGCCAGAATTAGCACTTCATCTTGCAGAGAATCCTGATATTATGCGTGACCTTAATTCTATCTCTCCTTTAGTGGCAGCAAGAAAACTCGGCATTATAGAAGCAAAACTGTCGGGGAAAGTAGAAAAGAAAACGGTAACAGGCGCTTTGGATGGCTCAGAGGGAAAAGCGTAAACTTGCCGAATTGAATCAAAAAATTAACGGAGGAATATAATGGGTAATACTATAAAAACCCTAAAAGACGGAGATATCACTCGTGAAGCCCTAGCGATACTGCACAATAACCTCATCTTTACTAAGACTATTAACAAACAGTATGATGACAGGTTTGCAGTATCAGGTGCTAAAAACGGTGGTGAACTTCTTATTAGGGAACCAAACCAGTTTACAGTTCGTTCTGGAGCAGTCATAGACACTCAGGACGTTACTGAATCAACACAGACACTCACTCTGGCTACTCAGAGAGGTGTAGATATTAACTTTAGTTCTGTAGAGCTTACACTTTCTATGGATGACTTCTCACAGAGGATTCTTACTCCTGCAATGTCAAGACTTGCTGCTGAAGTAGATTCTATTAATATTGGAATCGCTTACAAGGGTATTTATAATCATGTCCTTGGTACAAAAGGCAGTCCTTCAACACTTGCAGATGTAAACAGTGCTAGGTCTAAACTGTCAAAAGGTCTTACACCTCTTGGTGATAGGTCTATGATTCTTGAATCACTTAGTATGAATCAGGTTATTTCAGACTCTAAGGCTCTGTTTAATCCTTCAAGTGAGGTTGCAAGACAGTATTCAAGAGGTGTTATTGGAACATCAGCAGGGTTTACGTTCCATGAGACAGAGATGGTTCCTGTTCACACAATGGGTACTTTTGCTGATACTGATACACCTATTGTTAATACTTCTACTGGCATTACAAGTGGTACAGCTACAATCGCTATCACTTCAGGGACAAGTGCTGGTACAGTGACAGAAGGTTCAGTATTTACAGTAGCAGACGTATTCGCCGTGAATAACGAAACCAAAGAGAGATATCCGCATCTTCAGCAGTGGGTAGTCACCGCAGACGCTACAGCATCAACAGGTTCAGTAACAGTTGCAGTTAGCCCAACACCTATTACATCAGGTGCGAAACAGAATGTAGAACTTGTATCCGCTGGTGCTTCAAAAGCAGTTCTGTTTGAGACTGTCGGTGGTTCAGGTACTATCTCTACTGGTTTTCTTCAGGGGTTAGCATATCACAGAGACTTTATGACCTTTGTAACTGCTGACCTTGAAATGCCTAAAGATGCTGACATGGCTGCAAGAGAAGTATTCGATGGTATCTCTATGAGACTGTGGAGAGCCAGTGACATTATTAACGATAAATTCCCGACAAGGATAGATGTTCTTTTTGGTCAGAAAGTTATCAGACCTGAATGGGCTTGTAGACTGTCTGGTGACGATTAATAGGAGGTTAAAATGAGTATTCAACAGCTTTCAGATGGAAATGACGATGGAGTTAATTTTGGTCAGTCAGCAACAGACAAAATTGGGTTCTATGGTTTATCAACTCCTATCGTTCAGCCAACAGGTATCGTAACAGCTACTGATGCGACTACAGCGATTACAGGAGCAGCAAGTTGTGCAGCAGCGTTGATTGCCTTGAATTTGGCAGTAGCGTAAATTTAAAATTTAGAGTTGGGGGAGAGTAAAATCTTCCCCTTCTTTAGAAAGGTAAAAATGAAAGTTCTTTTTGGAATTTGTGGTAAAAGTCCTGTAGCTTCGGCTAGGGGAGATTTGGTAGGGATATTCCATAAACTAGACCATGACATATTATTTTCATTAGACGATGATGTAGCATTTCCAGCAGATGCAGTTCTTAAATTATTGAAAAGTCCTGTAAAAGTCATAGGTGGAGCTTATCCTATCAAAGATGATAGAGAATGGCATTATGCAGGAGTACCAAAAACCGAAGATGGTATACCAGTAGGAGCTAATGGACTAATTGCAGCAGATGGTGTAGCTGGTGGTTTCATGAGAATAAAGAGAGAAGTCATTGAGAAGATGGTAGAAGCTTATCCTGAATTGAAATATATTGAATATGGTAGAGAGTCATATAACCTATTTGGAACTTATATAACTGATAAATATTTATGGGGAGATGATTACGCATTTTGTAATAGATGGAAAGATATAGGTGGACAACTATGGATTGAACCAGATATAGATTTCGTACATATTGGTACAAAAAAATACAAAGGCAATTATCATAAATTTCTACTTTGTTCTGCTGCTGGTGGAATAAAATTAGATGATGTTAAAAGTGGAATTTCTGGATGGATGACAGAGTACGAACTATTAACATTAAGGAAACTTGCTTCAAATGTAGAAGATATTGTTGAAGTGGGAAGTTGGAAAGGACGAAGTACTAAAGAATTTCTTGAACATTGTAAAGGCAAGGTATATGCGGTAGACCATTTCAACGGTTCTAAGAATGATGGTTCAGGCGTAGTAGCTTCAAATGAAAACGTATACGATGAATTTACAAAGAATGTAGGCCATTACTCAAACCTTGAAGTGTTAAAAGGTGATTCTGTAGAAATGGCTAAGACATTTAATGGTAATAAGGTAGATATGGTTTTTATAGATGCAGGGCATACTTATGAAGAGTGCAAAGCTGATATAGAGGCTTGGCTTCCAAAGTGTACCAAGGTTATAGCAGGACATGATTATTGTAATTTGGTGGGTCGAATTAACGGAGGTTTAAGATGGTAGAACTTAGTTATTTATATCCCGGTGGTCATGAGACTTTAACTCCCGGTGATACAGCAACAGGTATAACAGCAACAGTTAGGAATCCAACATCAGGGAACTTTACAAAGGTTACAGCTACTACAGCTTTGATAACAGTAGAGGATAATGCTATGAGGTTTACAGTAGATGGTACAACACCGACCAATGCTAATGGAACATCTGCTGATGTAGGTCACTTAATGTCAGCAGGGCAAAGCTATGTAGTTGAAAACGAATATGGAGTATTAAACTTTAAATGTATAGATGCTGTATCTGGTGCTGTATCAAAGACCAAAGTCAAGGAGCTTAATATGATAGGACAAAGCGGAATAACAGGAGATTTTAAAGGATTACCATTTAGTAATCCTATGTGGGAACAGAAGTCATACACTTTTGCAGGAGCTACTGGAACAGTTGGTCAAAAAAATATATTTACAGTTACAGGTGATGTTGAAATAATAACTGCTGTAGGTATGGTAAATACAGATTTGGTAAGTGGTGGTGGTGGAACTATATCATTAGGTACTGCTAATAATGTAGGTGGCTTAATAGCCGTTACAACTGGAACAGATTTAGATGATGGAGATGTCTGGACTAAAGATGGAGGTGATGCTGTTGAAATAGGTAATAATGCTACAGCAGGCACTATAGATATTCATTTTGTAAATGATGGGGCTAATTTGACATTTGATATTTTAGTTGGAGATATAACAGCAGGGCAAATTGATATTTACATATTATGGTCAGCTATGGAAGCAGGAGCTTCGATAGTAGCAGCTTAAAAAGGAGATTTAATGAGATACCCTAGAAATATACAGTTACATAACACAGGTGATAGACATAAGGTTTTTACATTTAAAAGTGAATCAGAATATCAAGATAAGTTAGATGATGGATGGGTATTTAATCCTGCTGATTTAAGAAAGCCTCCTGTTAAAGCAGAACCAGAAGAGAAAGTAGACCCAAAGATACATAAACCAGAAACACCTACAGAACCCTTACTTAAAGTAGATGAAGCAACTGACGAACTAAAATGTGATATATGCGACTTTAAAGGAAAGAGTGTCACTTCACTGAGGATGCATAAATTACACGCACACAAGGTTAAATAATGGCTACAACAGCAAATACATTAGTTAACGATGCTTGGGAATTAAACGGAGTTCCTAACGCTTCTGCTACAAGGAAAACACAAGGCCTTAGATATCTAAATGATATGTTGAGTGGATGGGCAGTAGAACAACTCACAATACCATTTCTAACAGTAGAAACATTCACTACGGTAGTAGGTCAGGCTATATATTCAATAGGAGATGGTGCAGATATAGACACTGTAAGACCTATAGATATAGCTGATTCAATGTATATAAC